AACTAGGAGATAACAATGGATAGAATTTTTCATGAGAGTATAATTTCAGATACCCCTTTAGCAGAAAGAAGAAAGCGAGATAGAGAAGCCAATAAAGAACGATTAGTATGGTTGGTAAAAAAAACAAGAATGGATGGTATGACCGCAGAGCAGCTATCGAAACTCGATGGCATTGATTTGAAAACCGCAGATCAATACCTAAGAGATATTCATCGAGATGGCGATTGGGGTGTTCATCGAAGAAAACGCATAGTTGGACGAGATGGAAGAAACCATATTTTTGTTTATTTTATACCACCATCCCTTCCAACCTCTTTTTTAACTGAAAAAGAGAAACAAGAAATAAGGAAAAAAAATGAAATTAGAAGAGCCAGAAGTGTCAAAGTCTACGAAGAACTCACCGCAAGATACGAAGAACGATATGGTGAATCACCCTGAGCATTACATGGAAGGTGGTATTGAGACTCTAGATTACCTTAAAGCTAAGTCGAACCCTGTAGAATTTATGGGGTATCTCCGATTGAATTGCTTGAAGTATTTATCAAGAGCACCTTACAAAGGATCAGGAGTCACGGATCTTAAAAAATGCTTTTTCTACCTCAACGCGTTGATTAATGAGTTGGAAAATCATCCATCAACGTGCGAAGCGTTAAATCCAGGTGGAGACACAAAAGAGTATTTGGAAAAGATTGCTGATAATAAACAAAAAACAAGCACTGCAAGTGACTTCATACAACATCAAATGGATATATCTGATCAATTGTTTAGAATCATGAAACAAGATTTTAACCAAAGATCCAAGGATCTTGTGCATTTAGAGGGAACTTGCGCTAGTTTGCTTAATAAACTTGATAAAGCTAATCAGGAGATTAAAGAATTGCGAAATAATAATAATAAATAAGAAAATAAACGACTATATGTATGAGAATTCATATTTTAAAAAATATTTTTTTTATTTCTTCAAAATAGAGTAATTTAGTGTAATAGTGTAATTATGTAATAGAAACAATAGGTTATACCATTACACTAAGTATTACAGTAATACTATAGTATATGTAATGATAAAATTGTTTCAGGCGAAATTCATTTTTTAAAAAATATTTTTTTTTTTTTTTGAATTTAACTATATAAGGATTTAAAAATGCCTAAGATTCCAGGAAGAAGTCTCCCTCGAGCAACTCATAAAGCAATGGTCAGGATCCAAACTGTCCCTCTGGCTAAGAAAAAGCCTAGAGCTTTGAGTGATAGAGAACAGAAGTTTGTTGAAATATGGCTAACTGGAGCCGGAGAGATAACTATGAGGGATGCCGCGATTGAAGCCGGATATCCTCCAAAATCCGCTCAAATCAAAGCTTCTCAACTTACTGATCCAAGACAATATCCTCATGTTGTTG